AGCATTCACAAAAGACAACATCAGCCCATACGTCAAGCGAGTCACATTCCATGATCGTAACATACAATCAAAGTTTGATAAAGGTCAGGTTGTCACCGGTTCAGATTTCAGATGTACATGCAGGAAAGTGGTGTACGAATGCACAGGCTATGACACTGTCGTTGCAGGACATGTGATTATAGGCACCTACTACCTCAATACTTGCGTGATTAATATGGTGTATTCAGTTATTATGAGATTATGCGGTAAAGTAACTAAAGCGGATCCTAAACTCATGGACAAGGTTATCAATTACCTCGACACTAAACTTGGACCTGTCATGGATGAGAGATTAAAGGCATATCAGATGAATTCATCCACAGAAGACTATTTTAAAAGTAGGAATCCTAAGAAGCGTGCCTTTTATCTCGACAACCTCACGCAAGGGAAGATGAGACCAGTATTTGAAGCAATGACCAAGAATGATGAAGCTAAATTCGGCACATTAGAAGACGTAATCAACTCAGACAAGCCACGTAACATATGTGTCCCTAATAAGAGCATGATGGGTTGGCAACTACCACTCAATCATCAAGCTCTGAACATGTTATCCTTCATATTTCCTCAGTTCATACATGCTATGAGTTCCAAAGATATGGGAGTATATTGGACTGAAGATTTGATCCATTTGGCTCACGGATTTACTATTGGGTTTGATTCTTCTAACCATGACGCTCACCAGGGTGTTCAACTATTTAGGATAGATGATTGGTTCTGGAGAAAGTACTTCGACTACTTGGCTTTCTTGGCGAATATTCCTTATGACAAGCAGATAAATCTTAGAGAGAAACTCTTCAATCATCGTAGTATCATCAAATGTAGAGATACTAAGGGTGGTTTACCATTCATGACAGTTGGCTTAGAAGGCACTGTGAACAGTGGCATGGCAATTGAGACTACATTTGGTAATAGTCTTAGGCTTATAGTCTGTAACGGGTTCATGTTAGACCAACTAGGCTTGAAATGGAATGAGGCTTACTTGGGTGAATGGAAAGGATTTCCTCGCTGGAGACACACCAGGAACAATGATATCTACTTGTCTGTAACAGGTGATGACAGCATGGCAAAAGGACACAACCTTCAACACCGAAACTTAATCAGAGACCATTTATACGAATTCTTTAATAGAGATGACACTGCAGATACAAAGGGATACGGTATGACGATTAAAGAGTTGGTCTTCCTACCCCTTGAATACACAGAATTCGCTAGTCGTGATACTATTCGAACAGACACAAGAGAGTTCTTTGTCTTTAGGACTCTTAAAGCATTCTTGTCTGGTCAATATACCCGTAAGATCAGCAAAAAATTCACCGCTCTGGACCATAGATTCTGTATGCTTTTGTGCTTGAAAAGTTGGGGGTTAAACGTCCCAGGGATTAGCGATATTATTAAACACGGATTTGACCAACTCCACAAGGCAGGTTACACAGGTCCTATAACTAGTAAACAGAGAGCAAATGTTAGAGAGCTGTATAATTCCT